ATTCTGTTATTTTCTTATTAGCCATTATTTTTGTATTATGTTTATATTCTTATTCTAATAATATGTTTTCACTATTTTCTAATAATAGAAATGCATTATCTTCTAACAATAAAAAAAAATCATTGTTTCCACTTACACCTATATTAGTTTCTCCAGCTGGACTATTGGGATAAACTTCTCCCCAATCGTTTTCACTATTTTCAGCACCTTTACCCCAATCGTTCGTATTGTTTACAGAGCCTTGTCCCCAGTTTATTGTATTTGCCATTATAACTTAATTTTATCTAAAAGTCTATTCCACTTTAAAATGATATACGTCTTTAATTGTTCTAATTTGTTTGCTATGTATCTAAATCCTTTAATCATAATTTATGTTCTTGATAATCTATTCCTAAAAAACTATGTAATCCCTCGTCACTAGGTGTTACTGCATAACTAGACCAACCGTAAGGGTGTGCATCTAAGCCTTGCCACATTACGTCTACGTGAAACTTGTCGCTTAATACTGGTTCTGTAATTACTTCGCCCTCATCGTCGTAAGTACCCTCTGTTATAACTACGTGACCTAGTGTTACTACTGCGTGAGCGTGTGTAGGGTATTCTATTCCCTCATCGTTAGTTTCTATTCCTAAAGTCTTTATCTTTTTATTAGCTTGTTCTATGTCGTTAAACTCGTATTTGCCTATTATCATAATGTTGTTAATTCTTGTAATTCTGCATCTGTTAATACTGTATCGTAGTATCTTAAATCTTTTACTCTTCCATCCCAAGCAAGAGATGTATTGTTATTAATAGTTAAATCCAATCTATTTAATCCACTTAATGTTGTTGGTGTAAATGAAACGTATTTCGTTTGCTCTACTCCATCAATAAATAATTTATTATCTGTAAGTGATTGGTATTGAAATGCGATTTTATGGTTTTCGGAAAAATCAATATTGCTTATTAAAAAATTAATATTAGAACCAGCTAATCCACCAACATAAACTCTAAGATTACCGTCTGTTCTATACTGAAATATTATGTGATTTGTGTAAAAGCCTATTGCACCGTCAAACAAAGAAAGGTATCCATTCAACGTAATAAAAAAACCTTTTGTTTCTAAATATAAAACCCCCTCGTCATCATTAAATAAATCAGCATTACCGCTATCAAAACATCGTTCCCATACTCTTGTTGCTATACTACCATAAGTAGGAATATAGCTTGTAGCGTATGAGCCTTGTTCTACTTGAAAACCATAAACTAAAATATCTACACTATCGTCAATTCCAATAGCACCAACCAAATTACCTCTTAACCCTAAACCCGCCCAAGTCGTAGCATCTCCACTTCTTGGTAATTCAAACCTTTGCCATTCATCAGTAACTGTTATTAAAAAATCATCACTTCCAAAGTGCCAATTCAATTTCTGCTCTGTTCCGTTTGTACTTTTAAGATATACGCTAAAATAATAATCTGTCTGACTTGTTAGCGATTGTCTTACAAATGCTCTGTCGGATGTTGTTGTACCACCGTTTAAGTCCATTTGTAATCTTGATGCATTCATTTCTCCACTTGGCGAAATTGCATAATTATCTGTTATTATAGGTGTAGCAGCTAAACCACTATTAAATTTTTGCCAACTTGCATTTGATAAACTTTCAGAATTCAATATATTATTCGTTCTTTGTGGCTCTAATAATAAACTTGGGCAACCAACATCTGAGTAGTCTAATCTTGGTACATCAATAGCCACCTCTTCTATTAAACCATCTTTATTTACTCTTGTCGCTACACTATTTCTTGATAATATGAAATCTCCTACACCATTATTAGGTAATATACTATAAACTTTACCAGCTTTGTAACCACTAGGTATTAATGCTAAACTCGGTTTTTTCATAGCCTACGTTTTTTTTCTAAATCAGTATTTTTTAAATATTGTTTTAGCTTGATAATATTTTGATTTTTTGGCTTATACCTTTTTTTCATTATAGTACCCATCCGTTAAAAGTTGTATCTGTATCTGGATTAACATCTTCGTTTACATTCTCGTTATACTCTGGAAATAAATTATCATTAAAACATAAATAGTCTACTAACCTAGTTGCATAATAATTAGCAAACTCTCGTTGTTTAGCTACTAAGTAATCTACTTCGTTTTTATCTACGTTCTGTGCGTTCTCGCTAGTATGTTTAAATATCCCTCCGTTCTTTACTTGGTATGCAGCAAATGGTAGATAATCCATCATAGCAAAGTGTATCAAAGTAGGTTGCAGATAAGTTGTAACAAGTTCTAAGTAATCGCCAGTTAAAGTATCATTGATAATGTCAGTAGATATCCTATCGTACAATTTAGAACCTAAGTAATTTCTTATGTGTATCTGTTGAGCAATCTTAATAAACTGTATAAAACGGTCTGTATCTACGTTTCCATCTATAATACTGTTTCTTACAATATCCTCTCTTTTTATAAATAATGCAGTAGCCATATTTTATCCTTTATAATTTGGATGATGTCCATTGTTAGGCATATCCTTTGGTGCTATTTTACTTTCTCTATTACCAGCTGGATTTGGTTTGTAGCTTTTCGGTATATTGTTTACTTCTTCACTACTTGCTAAAGATTTATCTTCTCTAAAACTTCCATCTGTTTTTTTCTTTAACCTATAAAGGTTTTCATTCCAAAAATGCCCACAATTAACACCACCTTTGTACTTAAATAGCGAATAGTTTTGCCCTTTGTGACCAAAAGAATTATTTACACCTTGAAAACTAGCTTGGTCTATATCTTCTTTTCTATATACAACACCTCTATCAGTTCTACCCATCATATTCTTGCAGAACTTTCTACTATTACCACTACTGTATTTTTCAGCATACTCATAACGTACTTTGTAGTAACTCTTATCTAAGTAGCTTTTAGCACTAGGTTTAGACTTAATAAAATCAGCTAACTTTTGTAAGCCAGTTTTCTTTTCTTTTATTAATCTTTTTGCCCAATCTTCTACACTTTCGTTATCTTCTGAATATTCCCTTTTTTCTACAAGTTCCCATTCTTCACTTATTGGCTCTCCCTCTAGTACGTTAAGCATATCATCATCATCAAAATCTTGTGATAACTTTACACCAGTTTCTTCTTCTTTAGTTTCTTCATCTTCTACGTTCTCTAAGTCTGTAAATTCTAAAGGCTGAAGCGTTTTAAAGTATAAATTAAGGCTTATTGTATTGTAGGCTAGTATTTGGTCAAAGGCATCTATTAAAAGCGTCTGAAACGGTCTTATTACCATATTATCCATTAATATACTAGCAGTTTTTAACTCATCAGCATTATTACCTAAACCAGAATTATCTTTTATACCCAAAAGCATAGGACTTACAACTCTGTGACCTACCATTATTTTTTTAGTACATTCTTCACTAACATATTGGTAGGTGTTATGTGCTTCACTAATTTGTAAAGTTTCAACTGTTGCTGCACTCTCTGCATTATCATTAAAAGCAAGTACAAATTTAGCACCTCCACTACCAGTAAATTTTTCTTTTATACGGTGTTCAATCATTTGCCTTTCTTCAGCATTTGGTGTACCGTTGTTAAACTGCAGTAATGTATTAGGACTAAAAGAATTGCAAGTATTGTTGAGATGGTATATTGCTACCTCTTCCTCTGTTTTGCACCAACTTAAAACACCTTGATAATCTACACTTGAATAGTATTTGTAACCAGCACGATAAGGCTTTACATAAATAATCTCTATGCTTTCTTTACTTGTACCAAATACTGGTATTCTAGTTAGTACATCGTTTCTTTTTTGCTTTGACCAATCTGGGTGGTAGTAATATGCTTCTATTTCTCCTTTGTCGTTACACTTTTCTGCACGTAATGTTTCTACTGGCATATGCTCAACCCTTGCAATCTTGCTTCTATCCTTAGAATAGATAACTTGCATAGCACAAGAACCCATTAACTTTAAATCAAAGCATAACTTTCTTACGCAATCCTTATGAAATAATGAAATCATTTGAGCGTATTGCTCTGGCTTTTTATTTGAATTAGTAGCATCTAATCCTCTACCGTAAATCATCTCGCTAACACCGTTTATAATAGCGTTATTTGTAGGACTGCCATTATACCTATCGATTAGGTACTGAAAATAATTATTATCCTCTCCATAGCTTACAAAGTCTTGATTAGTCTTTTCGCTAATTACTGGACTTGTATAAGTCGATAGGTTTACTACTCTTAAATCGTTCATATTATTATGTAATCGTTATTACCAGCTTCTTCACTTATGTATTCTCCGTTGTTTATAGAATATTGCGTGTTTGTATTTTGATTTATTAATTGATTTGTGCAAAATATCTTATCCTTGTAAATTATATCTAAGTCTGTAACTGAACGTTGACCATCATAAATTGTTAAATCATAAAAACGGTTTTCTACTAAAGTGAAAAGAGCAATTATTTCAAGATAATTACCAACCTTTTGTGCTGATGGTATCCCCTCTGGTGGTATTGTTAAAATTGTAGTTACCTCGTTTGTGCTATTATCCCTTAATTTTATTGTAAGGGTAGTAGAGTAAACTCTAGGTATTATTTTTATTGTCTGCGCTCCAGCTAAACCAGTCCTTAATACTTTCATACTTATATATCAATGTATTTTTGTTTTTTGTACAAAAAAAAGCTACCCAAAAAGAGTAGCCTTAATTCAATCAAACATTAATCTAACTATGCGTTAGGGTCAATAGGTGTAGTTGCACTTTCATCTGGTGCAGTTGCGAAGAATGGTGGTGCAGTTTCTTGAGCAGTTGCTACAAGTGTAAACCCACTTAAATCTCCCATTGCAGCACCACTCACGATAGTACCTCCAGTAATTTCAGCACCGTGTTCCTTACCAATTAAGAAATAGTTACCGTTGTAATCTTCTACTACATAATGAGCACGACCTCTGTTTAGTAGTTTAATTTCTTCTTGAGTAGCTACGTCAACAGTTGTTAATGTAACGTTCAAAGTTGTTTCATAGAAAGTAGTACCGTTTTCTCTTGATGAGTTTACGGCAGTTTCTATGCTTGAGTTTCCTTTAATTTCATATTTAAAGAACTCAGCACTACCATCACTCGGTAATGTTATAGTTCCAGCAGCATCAGTTAACGCTGCAATAGCAGTTGAATAATCTAAAATAAAAATATTTTTTAGACCACCTACTGAACTTTTGCAAGGTAAACTTCTACCTTTAGTTATTGCACAAGACATATATTTTTTAGGTTTTAAATAAAAAAAGGTAGGCAGTTTTGCCCACCCTTTCTTACATTAGTTAGTTAATTATTAAGCAGTATAGTAAACTACGTCTGCTCCGATACCTATTTGCACCCCAGCAGTATAACGCATTACAATTCTCACATTGTCTGAACCATCAAGGTCAGCCATATCTAGTACCTTAACAACATTTCTATCATCTAGTAAACCAGTTCCGAAGAATAAGTTAGAAGATTGTGCTAAAACTGCTTTGTTAGATGCTAAACCTTGTGCTACAAAGATATTGATACCCTCGAAAGTTAATTGACCACCGTTGTACCAAGTTGTACCCTTGTTATCTACACCGTTTGCACCAATATTCGTGGCGAAGCCCCCTAATGAGCGAATATATGCTCTAGCGATGTTGTTAGAAACATAAAGAGTTAAATCTTCTTTTCCTAATACAGATTGATTTGCAGCATCAATAATTTTCCCAAGCTCATCGATACAATTTGCGGCAGTTATATTTGTTCCTACAACATCTACTACATCTCCATCAGCAGCTAATAAAGTAGAAAAACCATCAAAGCTACCCTCTCCAGCAGAACCGTTCCATATAGATTGTTCAGTAGCTTGAGCAACCTCAGCAGCAACTCTTGCTATTACGAAATCAGAAAATAATGGTGGTAACTCATCAAAAGCACTAAAGCCCATCTGAGCAGCTTCCCAATCTGCGTGTAATTCTTTCTTACAGATTTGTAAGTTTACTTGTAACTCAGCTGGTTGTAATACCTTTTCAGTTAAAGTCATTCCAGATGTTGTAGCATCAAAGTCACAATCAGCACTACGTACTAAATTTGAAAATGAACCTACTTTCATCGCTGCCTTAAACTTTACGTTAGGCAATATTGTTACTGCTCCAGCATCTAAAGTTGAAGCACTTAAAAGGGCAGCACCTAAGTACTTCCCAGCAAATTCTCCAGCATATGAAGAACTAGTAATTGTTGGATTTGGCATTTTATTTAATTTTTAGTTATTTAATTTATTTAAAACTCTGTCAAGTGTAGACATTTTTCTATTCTTAGAATATTTTACCTCTACCTTGTTTTTTGTGTTAGCTTCTGGATTGTGAGTTAATGGCTCTACTGCTGGCTGTGATAATTCTTCTTTCACTTGCTCAACAACTTCTTCAGCTATTACTTCAATCTCTTTGCTCATTTCTTCTTTAGGCTCTAACATAGCTTTGATTTCTTCAATCATTTCTTTAACCTCTGCTAGTTCCTCTTTAGTAGCGTAACCCATTTCTTCTTTTTCTTCTTCGTTAGCTTCTACTTCTTCTTCTGGTGCTTCTTCTTCTTTTGCACCTATTTCAGCAATCTCGCCAGTTTCGTTAACTACAATAATGTTACCATCTTGTAATTCATACTCTCCAGCTGGTACTGCTACTTTTTCATCGTCTGTCACGATAAACACCTCTTGTCCTACCTCAAAACTTTCTGCTTCAAAGATAGTACCGTTTTCTAAAGTCATTTGTTCTAGCTTAACTTCCATACCTAGAACTTGCTTTATAGAATTTAACATAGTTTTTGCTTCCATACTTATATATCAATTATTAAAAATTATTTGCATTTTTAGGTTGTGTTTTTAAGGCATTGCATTTAATAAATCTTTCCTTGTACTAACAAGTTTTTTTTGTAATTGTCTTGCTTTCTTAATTTCTGGCAATTTATTTTCATCAATACCTAATTCTTTTACCTTGCTAATCATTTTTTGAGCAATACCTATAATATCATTTTCTG